CCCAGCACGGATTCCCGGCATTGCCGACTACAAGATAATCTGTCTTGGTGGATACGGAAGACTTCGCACTTCCGCCCAAATCCTCAACATCTTTTGTCATTTCCGCCCGCGTCGCGCGGTAAGACTCGCCGGTAAAGCAGAAGCGCTTGCCTTCAAACGTGATCTCCGGGCAGTAGGCACAGATACCAGCAACCGAGTACTTGCGGCGCAGCTCTTCAAAGTCAGGATCGTTGAGGTTCACAGACTCCTTGAAGTCAACGACATTGCTGCAAAACGCAAGCAGCGTGTTTCGTTCGTCTTCTGTGACTACGCCGTCCTCCAGAATCGTATGCAGCATGGAGTTCAGCTCGTCAAAAGGATATGTACCTTGCAGGTATTCGTTCGTATCGAGCCATGCGGACAACGCACGAATTTCGCTGTCGCCAATCTCTGCGTCTGCCATAATACCGTGAATCAGCCCATGCAGGAACTGAACGGAGGAGGTGAGGATGCTGTAATAGCTGGAATTATCCGCAAAGTTATTGCAGAGCCAGAGAATATTCTTACGTTCTTCCTCATCAATGTGGTCATCCTTGACGGCTGCCTCTACGACCGGGATGATCTCTGAAAACGGATGGCGATCTTTCAGCCCAGAGTGCAGGATACACCAGTTTGACAGCTCGGCAAGCTCTAATTCGTTTACATCACCGCTGGAAGAAATGCCTGCGACGATGCCACGAAGCATGTTGATTGCCTTGTGCAGCTCTGACGGCTTGGTAAACTGCCTGTAGTCCTGTTGTCCAATCGTATCGTTCATATCATACCTCTTTTCAAGAAAACCTCATAGAAAAGTGTTGCACGCAATTTGTAGAATTTGCCAATTGTAAACATAGAATGCTTGCCTTACAATAAGAACAAAGAAAAAGTGCGCGAAAGGATGTGGCTTATGACAGAACAACTTATAACCATGATGCGGGAATTAGATGACGAACGCTGGAAGATTTTTATTTCTGCGCTTGCTGCTGCGTGTGAAGCGTCTCAAGCAGATCAATCATCCTCTGCCTCGTAGTCACATCTAAGGACATAAGCATTTGCGCCGCACCAATCACCTCGCCGGGCAACCGTCCGGCGGGGCTTTTTTCGTCTTCGTAGCCCATGAGATCGTAGACAGAAGCATTCCAGTGCTCAGCCAGCCGAACAAGGGTACTGAAAGGCGGCTCGGTCGTACCGGCCTCGTATTTCGAATAAGTACTTCGGTCGATTCCCAGCCAGTTTGCAACGTCGGTTTGCTTTTCTTTGTTCAACTGGCGGTACTTTTTGAAGTTTCTCATAGACATCACCTGTCTTTATTATAGTGAAAAACAATCACAAGTAAATATCGTGGGAAAAATTTGCGCAAAAATATCTTGACAATTGAAAAAACTTCACCTATACTAATAAATGTGAAGTAACCCCACGTTAACGGAGGTGATAGAAATGAAACCTGCGAACGAGGTTCGCATCACGCGAGACCAGCAAGTTCTGGTCGACGGCATTAACATTCCTTCCGTCCTGCGCTGTGAAGCCAGCATGAACCCTGACTTAGAAACATCGGTTACGATTTATGTTTATGCCGGCAGGATCGCGATTCAGGGCTATACCGCTTATGAGGATTTTCAGCCGGACGGATCGGCAGGAATCGAAGAGCTTCTCGTAACGGAAGACGGGCGCGCGCTCATCAACGGCATTGAGATCCCGGGCGCGAAAAGCGTCAACGTCATCGCAGATCCTCTGACCGACCCGGAGGTCTCAATCCGGGTCTGTACCAGAAAGATCACGATAGACGGATACGAAGACAGCTGGTCATAGGAACGGAAGCGCAGATAAGAGCTTGGACAGGAAGTCAGCCACATCGCTGAGCCCACGTTTGAAGCGGCCTTCCATGTAGATGATGGCCTCATCACAAAGCACGAACTTGCGGTCGAACCCCTTCTTGATGAACCCGATGCGCTGCAGCTCGTTCATTGTCTCGTTGGCATCCGTGGAAAGCCATTCTCCTTCGTACTCTGGAGGCCAGTTTTCAAGCACTGTGAAGTTCTTAGCTTCGCGCTTCTGTACGCCGCTCTTGCGGCGCTCGAGATATGTCTTGTAAATTTGCGCAAGCATCTTCTCAGCGTCTTTTGTCAAAGCACTATCCAAAAATCACACCCCCTTCTACCCAGAGTTTACCACACGGGCGAAGGGAAGTCAAAAGGAGGGATATCTACGAGAAGTAACTCCACGCGAACGGAGGTGATAGAAATGAAACCTAACGAGGCTGAAAGCTTCAGCGTCCGCGAGACGCTCGAAAAGCAAATCCAGCAGCTTTCCGAGCGTTCGGCGGAGCTCACGGACATCGGGGAAATCCTCATGATTACCCGCGAAATTCGGAACCTCGCGATCCTGCTCTCTGGCGTGAATAAGAGAGAACTGTTCAAACACGGGTATGAAAGCGACTGACGCTTAGAGGAAGATCAGAGATTCTTCCGTGCTCAGCTCGTCTCTTGCGGCCTGCGGCGCTCCAAACCAACCGAGCGTATACACCACATAGCATCGACCGCTCCCAGACGGCTCACGCTTCATATCCTCGCCGATATGCAGCAGTTTCCAGCCCTCTCCAAGAAGCACGTTCACGGCAGCCACATCATCCTCTTGCCGTATCTTCGTTGCATCGGCAAGCGTGGACGGGCGCATACGCTGGAGTGTCGTGCTGACCTCGGGGAGCCCTGAAACGCGACTGGTCGGGACATGGAAATACTTCGCGATTTTTTCGAGCGTTTCGGCGGACGGTTCGGAAGCCCCGTTTTCGTATTGCTCAATCAACCTCACATCGATTTTGAGCGCTTGAGCAAGGTCTTCCTGCGTCTGGTTCTGCGCCGTCCGCAATTCTTTGATTTTGTTCACTACATTCACCTCCTTCCGCCTGCATCTTACCACACGGGCGAAGGGAAGTCAAAAGGAGGGATATCTACGAAAGGTTTAGCTTACATGCGCAAACGCGCGAAGCTCAAGCAGTTTGAGCTTGCCGATCTGCTCAAGGTCGAGCGCAGCACGATTGCAAAGTGGGAGTCCGGCGCGGCCTTCCCGCGGGCGGCGCAGCTGCCGGAGCTGGCGGCGGCGCTGCACTGCACGATCGACGAGCTCTACCGGCCGCCGGAAGAATCTGCTTAGGGGGCAAGCCAAGATGGATGACATTTTTACAAAACGCCTTGCGCAGATGACGCATCAAACGCAAATGACACAAGGTGCTCTTGCGCGAGAGATCGGCGTGCAGCGGCAGACTGTGTCGCTATATATGCTGGGGCGAAGCCGCCCGGACACTGACCGCCTGATCTTGATCGCAAAAGCGCTCAGCACAACGCCAAATTATCTGCTTGGTTTTACAGACAACCCAAGCCCGGAGGGAGTGAACAGAGTGATTAAACTTGAGGTTCGGCCATACTGCGAGCGCTGCCCGGAGTTTACGCCGGAGAAGCACGCAGACCAATGCGTACGGTATTATCAGGACAGCTGCCTGACCGACGTCGACACGCTTGTCGTTTGTGCGCATCGCCAGCGCTGCGCCGCGATTGCAAATTGGTTTAGAGCAAGGGAGGGAGAGCGTAATGCGTGAGACGGAAGGCTATCGGCCGCAGCTGGAGCTTTTGACGGACATGTTTCCGGCACGGGCGGCGATCACGGTCACGG